CAGGCCGCACCGGCGGGGCGCCGAGGCCGTTCAAAACGCAAAAGTCGCTTTTTTGGCAAGTTTTAGCCCGCTACAGGATGTTGTTGGCATGGACCATGCTTACATGTGGTGCGGCGGCGGCAACTTGCTCTCGCAGCGGGGTCAACGGACCTCGATAGGCCCAATAGAGGTCCTGGCCCCGCCATCGCAACGCTTGGTGCAGCCTTACCGCCTACAGGCGGCAAGGCACCGCCAGCAACATGCTTCTGGCAGCCATTCGTGGCAGGTTTGGCAGGTTTGGCAGGTTTTTGGAAAAATGTTTACGGGCCCTTCAAGGCCCAAATTTTGCCTTTAAATCAGGCCGCCTTATACAACGCGGCACTTGTATTAGCCGAAAACGCCTTTTCGCGGCTGGCAGACGCGAAGAAAGTGCAAGTCTGTGCTGACTGTTAACGTTATCGAACCTTAAAAATTCAAGCCTGTGTGGAAAAAATCGCATTCTGCTTTCGAATTTCCATGCAATGGCAAGTTGTGGCAGGTTATGGCAGGTTGCGTTTCTTTGTAACTTCTTGATTCTTAGGCTTTATGGCAGGTTATGGCAGGTTTGGCAGGTTATAAAACTGTATGTAGAAAAATAGAACAGATCACTAGCAGCTTAGGATGAGAAGTGCGCGTATAAAAAGGTTTTCGAAAAACCTGCCATACTTGCCACAACCTGCCATAACCGTTGATGCTCAATGACTTACGCGGGCGGCAACCTGCCACAAACCTGCCATAACCTGCCACAAGCGTTGATGCTCAACGACTTGCGCAAATTTCGGATGCCGAATTGTCAACTACCTTTCTGGACGAGGTTGACAATTTGCTGCCTGTGCGACCATGGCTGCGGCGGCTCGGCTGGCCCTGTTCTGGCCTGGCGCCAGATTGCTTTAAACCGGCCTACGGCCGGCCTTTCGCTCTGGCGAAGTGGGGAGCCGCGCCGCAATCAAAAAGCCAGGCAGATCGAATCCTGGGCGGGTTGAGCGGGCATATAATTTTGCGCTGGATTAGGCTTGACGGGGCTTATCGTTACAGTAGAGTGGTGGCGTGATTACGGGTACAGACCGCAGGCGGATGTTGGAAGAGGCTTGGAGTATGGCCGTTGCCGAGGGGAAGCCCTTGAGGGACGTGTTGCGGTCTCAAGAGGATGCGGCCGCGGCCATCCATGCGAGCGGGTCGATTCAATCTGTGTCCAACGGAGCCCTGTCCACGGTGTACTGGACTGGGGCCGCGGCCCACGCAGTGACGAGCGCCGAAATTGCTCGGGCCTGGGGCTCGCTCGTTGAATTGTACGACGATCTTGCGGCCGCGAACCCGTCCGAGAGTGAAGAAGAGCGATACCGCAAGATGCTGGTCTTGGCTCGTGTAAGCCGGAAATCTTACCTCATCGACGCCCAAAATGCTCGGTTTACTTAAGAGGCTGCTGACGCGCGGCCGAAACGGCGAGCGACGGCTGTATGCCAGGTACCTTGTCGCAGACCGAGGCCTTTCGCAGCTCTCTCTCGAAGCGCCGGGCGGCTGGGAAAGCCTGGGGGCTCGGGCTGACCGGGCACAAAACATTGCGGTTTCGAGGTATTTCGAGCGGCACTCGGCCCTGGCGAACCGGCTTGCTGCGATCTACGTGGACTACACCGTTGGCCCGCGGGGGCTGGCCCTCGTGCCGGCCAGCGGTTATGAGCCGTGGGACCAGTGGGCAACGACCGCATGGGAGGAGATCAAGGACCAGTTGGTCCTCGGGCCCGCCGGACAGAATGGCTGGGCAGCCGCGCAGGCGCTAATGGTCTGGAGATGGTTTTTCGACGGCGAAGTTTTCATCTACCTGACAGAGCTCGAGGGCCGTCCCGCGGTGCAGGTCCTAGAAACGCACAGGATCGTCCAGCCCACGAACCTTGCGCCGCAGCAGAGGAAAAAAATCATCGACGGCATTGAAATTGACCCGCTGACAACGCAGCCGATCGCCTATCACGTCCTGACTGATGATCGCGGCGGCACGCGCAGGGTCCCGGCTTCGCAGATCATCCACATCATGGATCCTTCGTACTCGGATCAACTGCGGGGCATGCCGGTCCTCACGCCCGTACTTCGCGACATGCACTGTCTCATGGACCTGGAGATGTATGAGATGCGGGCCCACGCGGACGCCGCCGAGAAATCGACGATCTGGAAGCTGCACACCGGCGAATTTGGCGCCGAGCTTGTGCGGCGCGCCGACCTTGGGCTGGAGCAGATCGAATCGGCCGGGCAAGAAATCGCGGACCGGGTACGCCATTACAGCGACGCCCTCGGCGGCCGCGCTGTTGCGCTTCTCCCCGGCGAAGATGTTACCGTAATTCAGCCGCAGCGGCCGACCGAACAACAGCGTGCGTTCTGGGACTATCTGATTAACAAGATTTGCGTGGGGGTGGGGATTCCCCGCCAGCTGGTGGCACCCTACAGCGTTCAGGGTACTGTGGCCCGCGCAGACCTGGCGGCCGCGCGCAGTTCCATGATTTCGGCCTCGGAACTGTTCATTCGCGCGACGCGCAAGATCTACGCCCATGCGCTCGGGGTGATTATGGCCAACAACTCGGGCCTTCCACCGGCCCCGGCGACATGGTCGAACGTTTCCATTCGCGCGCCGCGCCAAATTGACGTTGACCTGGGCCGCTCCACGGTGGCCATGCTCGAGGAGCTCAAGCATGGCGCTTCGCACTGGGAACTTATCTATGGGCAAATGGGCCTGGACTGGCGGCAAGAACTTAGAAAGCGCGCGGAGCAGATCGCTTACATGCGGCAGTTGGCTGAACAATTTGGCCTTGACATGCGCTGGCTTTCGCAGACATTGGTGCCAGAGAGCGCCAACAGCGCCGTTAGGGCTCGAGACGGACAGGAGGTGACGAATGGCGACACTGAGGATTGATAAACCGATCGGCACCGATTTCTTCGGCGACGCGATTAGCTACACAGCGGTGCGTGATTTTCTGGAGCGCATCCCGCCAGATGAGCCATTAACTGTTCTCATCAATTCTCCCGGCGGATCCGTCACGGAAGGCTTTGGGATTTACAATGCGCTTCGAGAACGGAAACCGACGGTTTACATCGAGGGCGCCGCGTGGTCCATTGCATCTTTGATTGCGGCTGCCGGGCGCGAAATTGTTGCGCGTCCGGCCTCTTCCATCATGATCCATGACGCTTGGGGGTTTACGGTTGGCAATGCAGAGGAGCACCTGCGGAGTGCTGAGGCCCTGGACGGCCTATCGCGCACCATGGCCAACATTTACGCCTCCACCACAGGCAAGGATCAGGAAACAATCCGAAAGATGATGGTGGAAGAGACATGGTTTACACCAGAGGAGGCCAAAGAATTCGGGTTTGTGCATCGAATCGAGGACGCCGGCGCCGGCGCCATGGCCGCCGTACCGCCATGGAAGATGTGGGCCGAGGCGGCGAAGGCAATGCATTTCCGGCGCTGGGAAGAGTTTGCGGCGCGGCATGGTGGGGCCGCTGCCGCGGGCGCAAAGAGTGACCCACCGGATAAGACAACCAAAATGATGAAGGAGGAAATGCTTATGGAGGACCAAACCAAGCCCGCGGCACCGGCCGCGGACAAGACTCAGGGCGGGCAAGCGGCGCCGCAGCCACAGCCCGCAGCACCACCGCAACCTCAACCGCATGGGCAGCAACAGCCTCCGCCGGGGCCTTTGCCAAGCCCGAACATTCGGGCCGAGGACCAAACCCTTGAGAGCCTGTTGCGTGGGAAGTCGGCACAGGAGCGCCGCAAATTCCTGGTGCGGGAATTCAATCACCTGCGCCAGGCATTCCCGCTCTTTGAGCCGTTGGCGGCCAACACCTACAACACCTCACCCACTGGCGCGTTGATGCCTGCAATCGTCAGCTCCGTCGCGCTGACCGTGTTGCAGCATCGGCTTGCGCCGTTGCAAGCCTTCGCCAGGACCGTCACCCAGGGCCGGATCGGCAGGCGGACCATCCAGGTTCCAATTGCGACCACGCAGGGGACCACGCAGTCCAACCCGACGAATTTCGAGCCCACCTCTGGCATCGCGGCCACGATCTCGAACCGGCCGGTGACCCCGGACCATATCGTCACGTTCCTGCACTTCGACTGGTCTGAAGTGCTGAGCGGGTATGACCTGGAGTGGTTCCTGGAGATTAAGGCCGCCGAATTCGCGGATGCAATCATGTCGAGGGTCATCACCGTGATGACCACCTCGAACTTCACCGGCTCGAACAACGTCGCGATCCAGGCGGCAAACTTTACTGCGGAGCGCATGAAAGACCTCTGGGCGCTGTTGGTCCGCGCGCCCCGGCGGTACGCCATCCTGCGTCAGGATTACTTCAAGCGCTTGCTGCCTGACAACCTGGAGAGCTTCAACCCGCTCGAAGGCTGGACCTATCCGGGGTGGGACGGGGTGTACCCACAAACCCTGTGGACCGGCGGAGCCACGGCTCTGGCGGGTTTCTGCTGCAACCCGCAGGCCATCGTTGTGGCGGCGGGCCTGCCGCTGGAGCCCATGCGCGACGTGAACATCCCAAGTTCCACCGTTTTGACGGTTGAAAACATCGGATTGTCTGTGGAGCAGTGGCGGTGGTATTCGCCCGCCACTCGCACCACCTGGATGACTTGGGAGGTTTGCTTCGGCGCTGCGCTCGGCGACGCCTCGGCAGGCGTAATCATCCGAGATGCCGCTACGTAATTCGTGACCCTGGTACCTGGAGAGATTGCCGCCCGCGATGGTGCCGGCGTGCTGCTGCGGACGCATGGCCGCAAGCTGGACGTTCGCACGGCCGCCGGCACCTTCAGCGGCTTGATCGCAGCGATTGCCGCTGTCCCGCTCGCCGAGCTCGACGACGAGATGCGACAAGATCCGCGCGAGCGGGTCCGCCTTTTCTTTCCTTTGGATGCACCCGAACTGGAGATAGGCGATGAAATCACTGATGGGCGTGGTCATCGATGGATTATCGTCAGCTTGGCGCAAAGTGGCGTCGGCGGTCTACGCGCTTACGACGCTGTGGCTGACCATCGCAATCGCTGAGGCCACACCGGTCCTCTTTAACCTTAAGCTGCTGACCGGGACGGACGCGAACCGGGCCATCACCATCACGCCCACGAACGCTCCGGGATGGGCCGTCCCGGGGACCAACGCGATCTTCCTTTCCCAGCCAATCACGCTTCAGGCCGTAAACGGCACGGCGCAGACGAATTTGGCCCCCGGGGTTTACCGGCTTACTTTTGCGGGGCTGCCGGGCAGCATTTTGATTGCCGTTCCAGAGACGAATGCGGTGCTCCAGGCGCACCAACTGGCCATTCAGGGCCTGACCATTTATACCTACACGAACCCGATATCATCCCTTATAGGATCGACCGAGTACATCACAACACTGGATCCGACGAAGATCATAGTACAAACCAATGGCACACTGTACTCGATCGGCGTTGGCCCGCAGGTGGCGATTACCACCAATGCGATTACGTGGTCAGCACTGCAGACCTTCCAGCAGGGGGCACACACCTTGGGCGATTTGACAGGCGAGCAGGGTGGTACGGTGCGATGGCGCATCTCTGCCACCGGTGTCTTTACCGGTAATGGCTCTGGGTTGACGAACCTGAACGCTACCGAGCTGCGCACTGGTACCATCGACGTGGCCAGGCTTCCAACCAGCGTTGCTCTGACGAACCGCGCTCAAACGTTCTACGGCGACACGGTTATCCGCACGAACCTGACTGCCATCGGCACAATTGGCGCAGCCACTGCTGTGTTTACAAACAACATTATCGGCAATGGTGCTGGGATTACCAACATTCCCATTAGCGGGCTGGCGGCAACTGGCACGCGCGACTCTACAACCGTTCTATGGGGCAATGCAGAGTGGCGAGCATTGCCGATCTACGTGTTCTTTGGCGGCGGGTCGCCGGAGGGCGTTATTTCCGCGTCTCCGCCGGCCATTTACTACTCCACGAACGGAGGATTCTACGTGAAAATCTCTGGGTCTGGCGCTACAGGCTGGGCCGCGCTCATTGGCGAAAACTAATCTTCTCCTTATGTGGATTATGTGGAACATGTTGAAGCATCCAACTCTCTGCCTTGCGATTGCGCTTGTTGCCTCTGTTGTTCTGGGAGCGACCCACAGCGCTCGTGCGCAGGCCAGCGCTGGTCCGCCTGTCTTGCGCAACGTGTTTACCACGAACCAACCGCAGGACGTACGCAATGCGGTCCCTGTGGTGCTGGAAGCCGGAGACGGCCTGCTGATGACCAACACTGGCGTTCGATACCGCATGCTTACCGATACCACGGTGGCGCGCACCAACCGGTCGCACCGGTTCTGGGGCAATCAGACCAACTACGGCGATTGGATGATCTTTGGGAGCACGACCGTGACCGGCGACGTTGCGAGCGCTGGAACATTTCACGGTTTGGGTGCGGGCCTCACGAATCTGGACGCATCTTCGCTGGCATCAGGGACAGTGCCAGCAGGTCGACTTCCGGCTGAGCTCGCATGGACGAACCGGCCGCAGACCTTCTTCGGCAACCTTGAGGTTCGGACCAACATTACGACCACCAACTTGATTGTGCGTTCGACCGCAACCGTGGATGCGCTGCGCTTTACGACGAATACCATCCGGATTGGTAGTGACACGATTCCAGCGACCGGGACCACCGGCTATTTCCAGGGCGTGTTCATTGGCGGCAATGCCGGGCCGATCGAGGGCAATGCAAATGAGGCGGTTGTTGTGGGATGGTTGGCTGCACAGCACGCGTCAAACACAATAACTCGATCTGTCATTGCCGGGACTGTAGCCGGAATATTTGCGACTAATGCACAGCACGGAACTCTGATTGGTTACGGAGCAGGGCGACAAGGAAATGTGTTCGAATCTGTCGCAGTAGGGTTGCGCGCGGCGTTCGAAACCTTTTATGCGCCCTACAGCGTATTTGTCGGAACAGATGCTGGCCGCAGCGCAACAAACGCTGTATCGGCCACAATGCTCGGATGGGCGGCTGGCGCTTATGCTGCCGGCGGCACGAATATGGTCGCCGTGGGCCAGACAAGCGGCCGCTTTGCGACGAACTCGGGCTGGTCAGTGTTCATCGGTGACGGTGCAGGCAGGAACTTTGAAGACTCGCCCTACAATATCGTCATTGGCGGCATTCGAGATGATGCGACCAGTCGTGTGGACCGGCTGATGATTCATTCGCGCAACACGACGATTCCGCTGATCTACGGCGAATTTGACAACCGATTGCTGCGTGTACATGGGTGGCTGGACGTGACCAACAAAGTGGCGGCTTCGCTCTTCGAAGGAAACGCTGCGGGGCTGACCAACCTTCCGGTATCTGGCATTGCGGCCGGCGGGACGCGCGACGGTACAACCTTTCTTCGCGGGGATGGCCAATGGGCTGTGCCTCCGGGCGGCGGAGGCGGTGGCGGGACAACTGAGTACGTTGCCAGCGCCAACACGAACCACATCGTCGTAACCACGAACCTTCCTGTCTACACGTTGGATGTGGGTAATGCGGTGGCACGGACAAACCGCGCCCAAACGTTTTACGGGGACTTGTCAGTGCGGACAAACCTGGATGTGTTGAACACCGTCACTGCCGCTACGGGCATTTTCTCTGGCCGCATTATTGGCAATTTGGTCCAAGCAACCAACCTTCCTGTCTCTGGAATCTCTGCCAGCGGGACTCGTGATGCGAGCACGTTCCTCCGCGGCGACGGAACGTGGCAACCAGCCAAAGACTACGTTGCAACCGCCAACCCAGGCAACATCTCCATCAGCACGAATGCCACGCAAACCATGTTCACCTTGAACACAGGCACAAACGTGCCTCTGCTGAATGCGCGCAATGTCTTCACGGGTACGAACGAGTTTACACACATGCGGATTGGCAACACCGTAATGGCTGGGAATAACTGGACTACTCAACACGGCAGTGATTTTACCTGGACATTCCCAGATCTTGATCAAGTGACTTTTAGGTTTAGTTCAGCTTCCGAGTACCCAGCAGTCTTTGAGGGATTTATTACGTTCACTGGGCCACGAGTAAAGGTCTGGGGCTATCTAGAATTGGAAGAGGCGCACGCCATGGGGCTGAGCGCGAACGTTATTAGGGCCGACAACGCCACTTTCACCAATATCATTCGTGCCGGCATTTATAGCGTGGTCAACGTCAAGGACTACGGTGCCAAGGGGGATGGCGTGACTGATGACTGGCCAGTCCTCATGAGCCTTTTGGCCAGTACCAATCCTGCGGCAAACCCCGTTGGACAATATCGCATCATCTACTTCCCCGCAGGCAACTATGTGATCAGCAGCAACCTCATCTGGCCGCCTGGCTCCATTTTGCTCGGCCAAGGCCCCTCAGAGAACACGGCACTCAAGCGCGGAACGTCAATCCGCCCGGCGACCAATTGGTCCGGCACAGCCTTGATCGACAGCTTTAGCTGGCACCGCGGGGAATGGCATCATTACGCGGCAATTCGGGACATTGCGCTCGACGGCAGGATTATTGGCCAGTCTACTCCTGTAGTGGATTATGGTATTAGGATCTTTCAAGCTGGCGAAATTTGCACGATTGAAAACGTCAAGCTTCGCAGCTTCCTCAAGTCAGCCATCTGGGCCGCCGGAACGCACGCAGCGCTCAACATTGACCGAGTGAGCATTCATAACGTTGGGGATTATGCCGTTGCGCTGACCACCGGCTCGGACTGGAATCTGCCCTACGGACAAGGAACGAACTGGAGCGGCGCAGGTACGGTGCTGATCGACAAACTGTCGGCTGACCGGGCTGGCATCGCCATCATCGGCCTAAACGCCAATCATTTCGTCACAGTAACCAGCCCCAAGATCGAGCAGATTTCCGCATCCACGAATTATGCCAACTTGTGGCCCTGGCAGGCTGGTCGCTGGATCGTTCGTTACACGACTAATTCCATTTACGGAGCGCCTTCCTCTGCATGGCACAACGCGCTTGTAACGTGGATTGGCGGTCATGTGAACCATGATCACAACAATCAAGGTTTACAGACCACAAATGCCGCATTCTTCACGAGCGATCACTGGCAACCAAGGTTTATGCTGTCAGGCACCAGGGTGTATGGCGCCTGGAGCGGCACCAACTACCTTTGGGTCTGGACTCCGGAGAGACAGTACCCGCGTGTTGACTGGGATGAAGCGCCGGTAGTGTGGCATCGGATCACGAATTACCACGGTACATTTGTGGCGTCACGCTACTTTGGGGATGCGGTGGGATTGACTAACCTTCCGGTGTCTGGCATTGCGGCCACGGGCACGCGTGACGGCACAACGTTCCTGCGCGGAGACGGGACCTGGGCGCAGCCCTCGAGCGGGGGGCTCAGCAACCCGCCGATGCCCGGCCTTACTGTGGCCAGCCATGACACCAATCAATGGGCCTGGTATCGGACCGCCGTCGCCCCCGGATCCGAAATCATCAGTATGTGGGCGCAGGTGCCGAGTACTGGCACCACCCCAGCGGCCTCGCCCGGGGCTTCATGGTCGGCGCACAACGCAGTTGCCAACACGACGACCAACGCCAGCGGGCAAACCATTGCTGGCAACCTGCTCCTGCGCACCAACGCCATAGGCACAGGTGGCCGTGTCTTCTATAATGGCGCGATTGCGCCGGCCTATCGGGCCCTTCAGCGGATTACGCATATTCTTGCCGTTGACACGCCGGCCGATCTTAACATGTACGTCGGCACCATTACACCGAACACAAGCGGCACATTGGATTGGCCAAGCGCCACACAACTCGGTGCATTATTCGTTGCCACCAACGGCAACTGGAACATCTTCGTGCGGCGCACTACATCTGGCGACCAGACGTTCATCGCAACCGAAATTCCAATTGAATCTGGGCGGGCATACCGTTTGAGCATGATCAGGCACGCCGACGAGAGCCTTGGTTTCTACATCAACAACAGGCTGGTTGCGACGGTGGAGCCGGGGGCGGTGCCAACTGAAGATACTAGCATGGTGCCGGTGATCTGGTCTTACAACAAAACCGGCAGCACCACGACATGGCGCTGGTTCAAGAGTCAAATTGATTACATGCCTGATCCTTGGCCATGAACAGTGGACCGACAATGGCAATGGTACTAGGCCGGATTGGCCGAACGATACTCCAGAACGGCAAAGCCGGGGACGTGGCGGGCGCGCTGATCGAGCCGCACGAGCTGCGGGCCGAGCTTGAACTGAGTGCACTGCCGCGCGCAGAGCGCAACGATTATGACGACGACCTCGCAATGCCAGAATTTAGCGACGAGGCAATCGCACGAGCCCTCTGCCGAATCTGGGCAAGGCGACAGAGGCCAGATTATGCCAGAGCAACTGCGTGATATCCGCCTTTGGCTCGTGGTTCTGGCGTTGCTGGCCAATGCCGCGGCGTGGCTTTTCGGCGCAGGCAGTAAATGGAGTACGGTGGAATACCGCCTTTCGCATACGGAGCAACGACTCTATCGGCTCGAGGGCTTGCTCGAGAGAATCGTCGAACAACAAAACATGACGGCGCGGAACCTTGACGTGCTTACCGCGCTGGTACATCGACACATGGAGATTGAATCCAGAAAGGAGGCAAGATGACTGAATATCAGGCGTTGATTCCGGTGATTGTGCCGCTGGCAATCGCGGTGCTGAAAGTGCTGCTGCCCCGGCTGCCCAAGGTATGGTTGCCGATTTTGGCTCCGGTCCTGGGCGCGGCTGCGGACATTGCACTGCATCAGGCCGGTCTTGCACAGGGGCCGGCGTGGCTTGGGCCCACGCTCGGCGCCGCCGGCGTTGGTTTGCGCGAGGTGGCGGACCAGGTGCGTAAGAGCCTCTCGGCGTCCTGATGCATGGCCGGCATTATCAGCGCATTAGCGCCACTGCTGGCGGCAATCGTGGGCGCTATTCTGGCCTGGCTCGACAAGCGCCGGAGCCAGGTAACATTGGAAGATGCGCGAACTCCACATTCTATTCGCGACGCTTGGGATCGTTGGCTGCGTGACCGGCTGCGGCACGACCCGGACCGTCGTGATTAACGCCTCCGACGACGTTGTGCGGCTCGGCCGCGGTGTTCGTGGTGAGGTCTATGTCTGGCGTGACGGGCAATGGGTGCGCGCCGGGCGCGCAACGCTCCCGGAGGGTTGGTATGCCGGGCCCGGGCCGAGGACAATGCCATGATTCAAGTGAGCATTGACCCTGCGGCGATCAAGGCGCTCAACAGCATGCTGTCAAGCCTTGCCGTGACCAGCGGCGAGTCAATGCGGTCGCTCGTCAGGCAACAGGCAGCCCTGTTCCAGCGAGATGCCGTGCTCGAATTGCCGCCGCGTTCAAGGTCGCGGGCCGTGCAAAACGCGCGTCGGGAAGTCAAGCGATCCGTCATTACCATTCGCTCTGGCCTGCGATTCCGCGGTCGCAAGGCCGGCAACCGCAATTCGGATGTGGCATGGCTGTTTGCGACTCCGAGCGGCATCTACGGGGCCTATAGGGACATGATCTACTCGACCCGCGATATTCAGGCACTCCTGAAGGCCTTTCGGACCAGCTACTTTCAGATGCGCGACATTGGCGGCGGGCAAAAATGGCTGCCCATGGGGCGCAGGGGCAGACAGACAATTTACCTGGCCGGCCAACCTGTCATGCATGAATTCGCCGCGGCGCATATTGTGCGGCACATTCGGGAGCAGCTGGGCCGGCTCAAGGCAAGTCTGGCCGTGGGCTGGGACCTATTGCAGAAGGCAAGGGCACTGCCCGCCTGGATTCGGCGACATGTCCGAAGTGCCCGCGGGCAAACGACCATTCAAGACGCCGGAACAAAGGCTTCTGTACAGTTTAAGACGGAGGCCTACGGGAACACACATCCTCAGAGCCTGGCCGTGCTCCGCAAGGCCTATCGCAAGCGCCTGCTGGCAATCTTCTCACGGCTGCAGGCGGACTGGGAGTCGTATGTTGCGCAGAAAGTCAAATTCCGCGTGCGCCCGGGCGGCCGGGCACTATTCCGATGACGGTTGAGGTTTTCAAATTCCGGAAACACATCGTCGAGGCCACAGCCGCGGCGTGGAGGCTGGTCGTTCCCGAAGTGCCGGTAATCACGGCTTTCCAGCAGCCCACGATCGAACTGCCACGCCCCCGCGTCGAGATCGACGCGGCAGTGATAGGCCCGGCCGGTCTTCTTGCCCCCCGTGACGACCGACCCGGCCGGCCGGGCCTTCACATTCCGATCCTGTGGCGTGCCACACTGAACATTGACGTCATTACCGACGCGTTTTCGATGGACTATCATGAGAGCATCTGCGCGCAGGCGCGGCTGTTCTTGACGGAACTATGCCATCACGTTCGCGTCGCTGTTGACTCTCTGCCCATTGCCATTGACGGCACACAGCAGACGTCGGAAAGCCATACAGCCGACTTGCAAGCGGATTGGGCGGTGACAACCTTGGAGTCAGAGATTAAGTTCTCCATAAAACCTGAACCCGAACCATAGGAGGTGCTATGCCAGCGAATCCGGTGTATAACGATGGCGGCGCCGATTACGGCACAGCCATACTCACGATTACGCCCAAGGGTGGCGGCCAGTCATGGACTGCGATTTGTGACGGTGCCTTCACCCTCACGTACGCCACCAGGGCTGTTGAACGACGTGGCCAGTATGGCGAACCGACAGGCGCCTTCGGTATCAAGGAAACCACGACCGGCCGGGCCACCATCTACCTGCCGGCGAACAAAAAGGCAGCGCCCGGGGACACGTTCACAACCGATGTGACAGGTACCCAGGTCTGGATCGTCACTGACGTAGAGCAGCCGTACGAGGCCGACGACTGGAGAAAACAGACCCTGACGTTCCGAGAGAAGCTTGCCGCGTCCTGATGCCGCTGCCCAAAGACATTGCGGTGCAGTGGAAGGCCGCGGCCACCGAGGAGCGCGCCCTGCGCAGTGCGGCCGCGGTGGCCCCCGGAGCGCTGGCGGTCGAGCGCGATGGCATTCGCGCCGGGCCCTTGCGTCTCCGGCATATAGCGCTCTTGGATGCCATTCTGTCGCCGTTCGCCGGTCATGATACGCCGGTCACGCCGGAAGAGATCATTCGCGCCTGGCTCATTGTGCGAGATCTCGACTACACGAGGAATGCGGCAGCGTCCGAACGCGATCGGGAAATCGCATTCGCGGCGGGCCATCTGGCCACAATTACAAGTCTGCTTTGTGATTTGCTGGACATGGCCCTCCGAGACATGCCGCCGGCTCAGGGACGCAACTCCAGCGGCGCGGCGGCATCGCCCATTGCCACACTGATTGACCTGTTCGCATCGGAGTACGGCTGGCGCCTCGACGATATCCTCGATCTTCCGATGCCCCTGGCCGCGCAGTTGTTGCGCGCGATTTTGCGCCGGAAAAACCCCGATGTGGCGCTGGGTAATCCCTCGGACCGGGTACTAACAGAGTACCTAAACAAGCAACAATCAGCCCCTCATGCCAATTAATGTTGGTACAGTCATTGCCCGGATCGGTGGCGACACCTCGGAGCTGTCGGCGGCCCTGCAACGCAGCAGCGGGATGTTGGATGCCTGGGGGCGCGGTGTCGCAACGAACCTGGGCCGCAGGCTGAGGGCTTACACGGAGCGATTTGTCGCTGTTACACTGGTCCTGGGCGTCATTCGCTACGCACGGCAAGCCGCCAAGGAGATCGAGGACATCCGCCTCCAGGCCCATAAGATGGGCATTGACCCGGCCGGCCTGCTGGCCATGCGCGCGTTTGCAGCGTCCCTTGGTAAATCGAACGAGTTTGCGGATCAACTGACAAGCGCGCTCAAGAAGGCGGCGCCCGAGGCAACAACCTTGGCCGACGCCGCGCGCACGCTGGCCGCGGAGCTCGGCAGGTTACCATCCATAGTCGATCGTCAAATCGAAGCGACCAAACGCCTAGGCATGGTATTGAAGGACGAAGAGTTCGACAGGCTCATGCGCCTTGGCGGCCTGGGGGCGCCCGGAGCGCCATCGTTCAAAGAAGCCATTGGCTTACTTTGGCAGATTCTCGCCCGGGGGCCCAAGCAATTGACCAGATCCAGATCATGGACGGGCTTGGCGTTGGGCGCTCTGGCCACGGTCCCCGCATATTCGCCCTGGGTTGAGCAATTCATGCTGGAATGGGAGAACCTCCAAGGGAAGGCCCATGTCGACTCCATGATCCTCAAACTTGCGCGGAAGCGGCTTCAGAAAGAAGAACAGCGCGCTAAACTGGCAGAATTGGCCGATCGATTAGCCAAGGCGGAAATCGATATGCTTGAGGCGTCCGGCCGGCATCGCGCGGCCCTGGATTTGATGCTGGAGCGCAGGGCGAAAATTGAGGCAGAGATTGAGCAGTTGCTCTTGAGTGGGAAAATCGTTGAGGCCGAAGAAAAGCGCATCGAGGCTACGCGGCTCGAGGCTGAAATCGCAATTGCGCGCAACCGCATTGAAGAGCAGATGCGACGGCTGGCCCAGGAGCGTCTGGCCAGGGAAAAAGAACTCAATCGTGAACTTGCCAGGGCATACCGGGAACAGGCGGAGGCCGAACGCGAATTGTTGAGTCGCCGGCGCCAATTGTGGCCGACGCTCGAGATGATTATGGCCACCCGTGATGCGCGTGGTCGGCCCACGCCACAGGCCTGGCAAGCGCGCGAAGTGTTATGGCTTGAGAAGCTTGTGCCCTGGCTGCGGGCTCGGGGCTTGTTTGTTGATGCAGACCGCGCCGAGCAACGCTGGGCCAGTCTGCGGCAGCGTCTTGCTGAGGCCGGATTCATAGCGCCGGAGCGCAGCCTCGAAGAACTGAACCGCCGCGTTGCCGAAACGCGTGACCGCATTGCGGAACTTTTGCAAGCGGCCAAACAAGAAGGGATAAAGGTCAAGCCCGAGCTGGCAGAATGAGCGCGCAATGGACAGACCTTGGCACACCGGTGCCGGAGATCAGCGAGCACGGCGAACGCCGCTGGTTGAAACCGTTATCTTCCTACGGCATTGAGACGAGGCTGGCCTTTGAGCAGGATTACATTGTCCGCAATACATACACCCAGCCGGCCCTGGCTGTGGACACAACCGGCCCGAAGATCACCATTGGCGACCAAGACTATTTCTATGTCTGGGAAAGCGAGCCAGAGCCGATCGGCGGCGGTTTTTGGCGGATTACGCGTCGTTATGCGCGCGTGCCGGGCGAATTCGAAGTTCTTGAAAGCCCCTATTCTGCCACCTACCCGGGCATTATCATTTGGCAATTGCGTTGGAAGCGCTTCTGCGACAGGGAAAGCGGCAGAATCGAAGACCCGAATAGCCCTCCTGATCCGCCCGGCGAAGAAGAACCACCGAATTGCCGTTGGGAATTGGTCCTTGAGCCCTTCAAAGTTCGAGAGCCCATTACCCTGTCTGTCGAATCCTACGTCGTGCACAGCTTTTTCCTCCAGCTCAGCCCGCCTGCGCCATTGTCGGCGCAGACCTGGCGCCAGCCGGGCGGGGCATGGATCATCGGCCCCGGCGGCGTGATTTACCAGACGGACGTTTTCACGCAATGGATCTACGACCAGTACCTGCATGCGGGCGCGATTTTGAATCCAAGCCAAAATCCCACAGTGGCCGAGTACAAGAGCTGGGTCACTGCGGGCACCCGTTTCGTCGCTGAAACGAGCGAGGTGGAGCGCTGGATGGGGAATATCTGGCTCCGTAAAACGCGATACGTAGTGGCGCGATGAAATTACCCTTGTTCAAGCCCGGCGCAAGAAGGCCGTCGCCATGGAGTGCCAGCGATCTGAATCGCATGGTCGCGGTGCTCAATCAGATTTTGAGCGCCAGGATCGTGCGGCATAACAAGGAAGATCGTATCGCATTTGAGCCTTCCGGCATGGTGATTTACCTGCGCCAGGACCCGGCGGCCCGACAGGAACCGGCAGCCACACCCCGGCGCACGCAGAAGGTCCGAATCAAAACCTGTGATCCCGAAACCGGCGAGGTCCACGAATTCGAAGTTGACGGAAGGCAAGTAAGCTAAATGGCTGGCGGTAAAGGCGAGCCTTATCGCCCCCCGTGCGGGGGCTGGCGCAATCGGCCACTCTGGCTGGGGCCGTGTACGAATCACTTTCGCAAAAGCGAGGCAGCTGTCGTCAGCCGGCTGAATATCGTCAACGGCGGCATCGGCTATACATGGGCCCACATTCAAATTGTGCCGCCCAACCCCAGCAACCCCGACTACGGGCAAGCGGCCACGGCCAGGGCTACGATTAAAGACGGCGCCATTGTACGCGTCGAAATCATCAACCATGGCTGGGGCTACTCGAGCCCCCCCGCGGTCACGGTCACCGGCGACGGATCTGGCGCCGAAATTACCGCGGAACTGACCGGGCCGAAGCTGCTTCTAAACGTCGCCTGTTTGCAGGGCTGCCCGCCAAACGGACCCGGAACATTGCCGAGCCCAGAAGATTGCCAATCACCGCTCATCTACCATGACCACAATTGCTATACCGAGACCGACATCTGGATTGACCTCTCTGAGTGCCGGAAGGTTGGGTGGAAGTCATTGGCGATTGAGAAAACCTGGCACGGCATGATCGGGTTTCTCCATTCGCTTGAGCCAGAGGAACCGATTACGAAGAAATACCTCGGCATTACGCGGCGCGTCCGGCATGAGATGGTTCAGGAACAATACGGTCAGTTTACGCTGCAGCAACGCTGGACTGCTACCGCCAACTGCTTCATTGGTTCTCAGGTCAATATCACTTCTGGGGCGCGTAGTGTGACCAGCTATAACTGGGATGCGCATGCAGAGTTTTGGATGGCCGGCTGGGAAGAGCCCGAGCCCAGAGAATCGACCTACGGCCATTTTGCTCCCCTCGCATACTTTAGTTCTTACGCGTATGGAATCGTGCAGTGGGGCTCTCTCCGGCCGTCGCGCGGGCTCATCTCCTTGCCTGATAATTGGGCCGCCTGGCCGCGCTTTACCGGCACGCCCGAGGAGGTGGAAGAATTCATCCTCCAAGTGGGCTTCGATTCTGCCTCTGTTACGCTGTCGGATGATAGGCTTCTGATTACAATGTCCCTGGTGCATGACCCCGGGTTCGACGAGGCTGGCAATCGGTTCCTCCATATTGAGAGCGCCGAAGTCGAAGTGCTGCTGGGCATTCCTACGACACCGGAGGACGTGGTCGCTTTTCTGAGACCCGAACAGACGGGCTGGGATATCGGGGACGACATTCAGATGCCCTGGCGCGAAGACAACAATTGCCACATCGTGCCCCTCATCCGCTGGGATGAGCCGGTCATGTATGTTGAGCCGGATGTCGGCCTCCCGTCCGAGCCGCCGGACCTAACGAGTGAGCCATCGGGCCAAAGAATTGGAGAGCCAGTGCCCACCGTACGCATCGAGGATGGCCAGCGCTGGGTACCTTACGTGCATTGGGATGTGCGGAATGCGGACTGGGTGCCGCTCAGCTCGGGCCTCCCCCCAGCCACGACGCATTGGAAGGAATGGCAGATGAGCGTCCAGGAACCTCCGGGGGCCGGCGCGGGCTGGATGTACTGGCGGTGCGCGGATCACCGGTTCATCCTGGGGATCTACGCTGAGGTGTTCTCATGGGTCAAATCGCACAATTTCGCACGCCCATGCGGCCCCGACCGCTTCCGGATCGATACCAGGGACGCCTCATATCAGGAGGCATATGGCATGAGCTATTGCGATGCCATGGACGCTGGCAGGCCCCAGTTGTACCTGTTCAGGGACAGCCAAAACAACCCCATCGCGCCACCGATCTGCGGGAGAATTCGGGTCAGCCGCGTTGAGCCGGTCGACAATTCTGCCTGTAAGCTTGTTCTGGCCGCCCATGACCCGGCCCATAGCCTTCAGGCCGGAGATACCATCAGCATTTCCGGCATCCCTGGTCTTAACGGCACGAAGACGGTCAGCGCGATGGAGGGCGTCAACCCCGTTATTCCAGGCACTGCGCCCCAACAATACGACGGCAACGGGTACATCTCGTCCCCAGGCGCACCGCATTGGAAATGGAATGATGACCAGGCGAAAGGCGAATACGTAGTCAAACGCTACATTTGGACCCGGGACGAGCAAATGCAACTGGTCTCGGTTGACTGCGAAACTCGATGTGTCGAACGAACGCCGTGTTGCCCTGGCTACATTTTGGCAAGCCCCCTAGGTTATTCAGAGCCATGGCCCAGGTGCGCCTTGGCAGTCGAGTCGGTCGCGTTCCCCTCGCTCCTGCTCTACGGCCGGGACACGGCGGCTGCCGTCTATATTCGGCTCAGGAGGCGGGACCCGTTATGGGTCCCTGACCCGGGGGATATCGAGTGCATCAACGGGATTCAGTTCTACCTCGGCGACCCACCGCCGCAAGTCGAGGCGCGTTGTTCGATTCCGGAAGGCGCCCCGGCTTTGCCCCCGGGGTTCGTCTACGGCGGAGAGGACGATCCCGAGTTGCAATTCGACGGCCTTGCTTGCCCGCACAATGGCGCCCTCATTTAACGTTACATTTTGCCCCGGGAAAGGCCAGAAGACCGTGGTCTGTATCAGTGACCTTCACGTGGGGTCAAGGCTGGCCATATGCCCGCCTAACCTCAGCATGAGGCAAGGCGGCGTCTATAGGCCAACCGAGGCCCAGGCGGCGCTGTATCAGCAGTGGGCGAAGCTTGCAGCCGATTGGCGCGGAGCAGACGCGCTCGTCTGCTGCGGCGACGCCATTGATGGTCAGGGGCCCAAAACCCGGGGAACCGAACAATGGTCGACCGACCTCGAAGACCAGCTTTACGCGGCGGCGGCGCTCATCCAAATGTTTCGCGCCAAGCGTGTTTACCTCATCAACGGCACAGGCTATCACGTCGATGCCGGCGGCCGGCCCCTCGAATCATTGCTTGGGGAAATTATCGGCGCAGAGAGAATCGGGACGCAGGGCGCGCGGAGCGCAGAGGAGCTTTTCTTGTCGGCCGGCGGCAAAACGCTCCATTTTGCGCATCACATTTCCATCGGCACAGGCTGGTATAAGACCACCCCTCTGGCCAGAGAGCTCGTATTCGCCTTGCTGAACGAAAGCAGCAAGCACCGCGTCGACATAGTGATCAGGGGACATGTGCATTACTTTGTGGGCGTGGAATTCACGCGACAGAGGGGGTATATTCTGCCGTGCTGGCAATTGCAAACACGCTACATGCTGAGGCGCAGCGCCTTTGCAATGTTGCCAGACCTTGGCGCATTGCGGTTCCACCTGCGCGATGGCAACGTATGGCTGGAGAAACGGATTTTCAAACTCGATGAATCGAAACCCCAGATCGTTAACATCTGACGTCGACCTGAGCATTGAGGATGTGCTGGCGCTCTTGCCGCCGAGCGATCATGATGGCTCGTGCGCCGGCTGCCGCACAGCTGTGGAGTGGGGCTTGACGTGGGGTGTAAGCCGCATAAGGGCGGCTGCCATTATTAGGAGGCTTTTGGATCTCGGTTATTTTCAGGTCCGTCATAAGATCATACAGCGCATCGACGGGCGTCGTCTGTCCATAGCATGTTATGAGCCAACCGAGCAAGTCCTCTCCATCCTCAATTCCTCTGATCTTTCGGACCATCGCGGACGCAAGCGCGGCAACAGGAATCCCAAGGCAGATCTTCACGATGGCCAAGCGGGAAGGGTGCCCGGCCATCCGGCACAGCCGGGTTGATCTGCGCGGCTTCCTGACCTGGTGGTTTGACACGTATGGCGCCAGGCGGGATGCAACCGTCGTCCTAGATTTAACGCAGGAGCGGGCAGCGAAGGAGCGCGCGCACAGGCTTCTCTTAGAGAAGCGCTTGGAGTTGGCGAATGAGGAATGGGTTCGATGGCCGGATGTGGAGCGATGGATCGGGTTGCGGCTAGTCCAGCCAATCACGCAGTGGCTACAATCAGCGCCTGGCGCCTGGGCCGGCCACGTGAATCCGGAGGCGCCAGCCGTCGGTAAACAGGCCCTCGAGGCCATGGTGTCCGCCTTGCGCCGCGTGATTGAGGCAGGCTTGCAGGCCCCGCCGTCCAAAGGCCGGGAGACCGCCGATGATGACGTCGAACCAGGAGAAGAAGCTGCTGACTCTGCTGAGCCAGATAGCGAAGGAGTGGCCTGACGAGACGGTCACCCAGTGGGCTCTGAAGAATATTGTGTTTCGCGAGCCCGGCATCAGCGGCCCGATGAGCCTCTACGGCCGCAAGTACATGGAAGAAGTCATAGATTTGTGGCGGGGGCCGCAGGTTTCAGACCTGATACTGTGCTGGGGCAGCCGGACTGGCAAAACGCGAACGCTCTTGATCGGAGCAGCCTGGCGCATCGTCCATCATCCCATGCGTTGCCTCTGGTGCAAACCTGCCTTGCACGGGCCCGGCGGGGCCCGGAATGATGCACGAACCAAGTGGATCCCCATGCTCCAGGCATCTCCGCAGCTTGCAGCTCTATTACCCACCCAATACCGGCGCTCCGATATGACTTTCCTGCAGCAGATTATCGCAGGAAGCATCATTGACTGGACTGGCACGGGCTCCGCCAGGCAATTGGCCGGGAATCCCTGCGACGTGACCATCCAGGACGAAATTGACGGGTACGTACACCGCGGCGATGTTGAGGCGCATCCGTCTGCCCTAATCGATGAGCGCACCAAAGATTGCCCGCTGCCGATGAGGGTCAAGACGTCCACGCCGACCATCGAAGATGGCATGATCTGGCAATGGCTGATGCGCTCGGACCTCCGAAGGCGCTTTGTGCCATGCCCCTATTGCTCAGAGGATGGGAAGCGGAAGGACAGGTATTTTGTCCTCGGCTGGTCTGAGACCGTCGAGATCCTGCCACGCGTGGACGATAACAAGCAGGAAATCCCCGTGGCATGGGTCCATTGGGACAATGAGAAGGACATTGGGGATGATCCAGACCCAGAAGACATCCGCATTGCGGCTGAGACTGCCCACTTCGTATGCCCGCATTGCGGTGCCAAAATTTCGGATGAGCACAAACTGTGGATGGACGCCCATGGCGAATGGCGGCCTACTAGAAAGGCCGTGCCAGGCATTCGCGGCTATCATCTGCCATCCTTATATGCGAGCCACCCAGAAACAAGCTTGGTCAAACTGACGATCAAGTACCTCTCCAGCCGAGCCAACCCGGACATCCTCCGTAATTTCATCAACAGCGATCTGGCGCTCCCATGGGCGGCCCAGGATGCCATTGCCGCGGCGCGGGTCATCGTCGAAAAACCAGAGGCCACGCAGGAGGGCAAATGGACACGACTCATGACTGTCGACTGCCAGCAGTCCTGGCCTTATTTCTGGTGGGTCATTCGCGCCTGGCGGGCAGACGGCGAAAATCGCGGGGACTCCATCCTTATTGCCCAAGGCCATGCGGATACGTGGGAAGAGTTGACCGCGATCCAGGCCAAATATGGCGTGGCCAATTCAGGCGTGATGGTCGACTCCGGCTATGGCGCACGTGAAAATGCCGAGGTCTACCGTGAATGCTTCCGACGGGCAACCAAATGGCTTTGGCAATCGCCAAGCAGCGGTCGCCTGTTGGATAAACCAGTCGCTGGCGCAAGGATTTTCCCGCGTGACGGGTGGCTTGCTGCCAAGGGATTCCCATCGCGCAAGCGCTGGAAGTCCAAGACAGGAGAAATGCTGCCCTATCGCCTGCATGCCTACGACCCCTTCCACGGCACAGCAGACCAGGGCAAGTATGGGGACCATCTGTTCGAGTTCAGCGGCGACTATTTTCTCGATCTGCTTGAGCTGCTGCGGTCCGGGAAGGCCCCGGAGACTTGGGCCGTTTCAGAGGGCGCCGCAGACAAGGAATACTGGCGCCACATGGAAGGCAAAATGCGAGACTCCGACGGCAACTGGGTCAAGCGCTCCCGGCGTTGGCCGGATCACCTCGCTGATTGTGAGAAGATGCAGGTCGCGTTTGCGTACTATCTGGGCCTGCTGCGGGGCGCGCCCCAGGCTGATCAACCTGCGCATCAGAATAGCGGTTCCAACGAGGCGGGTCGTCCGGACACGACTCGGCAGCCAATCGCGTCTTTAGGCTGATCATGCAGCCGCAGATTTTACATGTTGCGGGCACAGAAAGCCCACCCACCTTGACGATCAACGCGTGCTCGCACCCAGCACAAATCCGCCGGCGGTCGCGGATGATCGCCTCCGGAGCCAGTCCAATCCCGGCCACAGACTGCATGACTTTAACCGCCGCAACCCCCAGTGATTTCTGACCGCAGCAACTCATGGTTCCACTTGGATCTCAGAGGACATTCGATTTGATCTTGGCCCCCCGGTAGAATGTGCCAAGCCCATCGCGGTCCCGGCGCAAACCCAGACGCCTCCATTCCGCAGCCATGGCAGTGCTGCTTTTGGGCTTGTGGCCATTCTCATCACACCATTGCCGGTACTCCTGATAAAGCGTGGCGGCCCGGACCTCGGCAAGTTCTTCGAATATGAGACGCTCGGCGGCAAAAGCCGCGGTCACATCGCAGCTTTCCCTGTACTCGTCGCTGGTGGCCTGCACAGCTGCGGGCAGGCAGAAATTCCCTCTTTGGCGCAGCCTTCGGAGGCCTTCCAGGGCCCAGTTAAGGATGCCTGATGCCTCGGCGGCGAGTTTCTTGCGAAGGGTAGTATCGGGCTGGCTCACCTTCCGGCAACATTGGACAATGGCGACACGCCGGAAAATTCCTGCGGCGACTTCAGAAGTGCGCGGCAGGTCGTTGCATGCCCACAAAATTTTGGCGCGCGGGCGGAGAATAACCGGGTCCCGGTATTTGAGATCGATCATGATTGGCTCACCGCTGATGATCGCTGAAATCAGTGAGGTTGAGCGAACGAATTCGGCCGGCTGTTCCGTGGCCACAGCGAGCCTCCGGCCGATCAGTTTGCACAGGGCGAAAGGGGTCCTCTCAATTTCGTGCAGCCCCAACGGCACGCAGGCTGCGCCCAAGAGCGCCTCGAACCCGGCTACAATCGTCGACTTCCCCGATCCGGGTGGCCCGTGCAGCCAAACGGCCCGCTCGAGGCTAGTATCTCCGGTAAGGCAGTAACCCGCGTATTCTTGAAGAAAATCAATCGTCTCTTGATCGGCAACGTTTTCCATTAAGACGCGGAGCCAGGTTTCTGGTCTGGCCGCGGGGTCGTATGGGTAGGGGGCGCAGAAGGTCGACTTGTGATCTTGATGGTGCTCCGTTGGCTCGATCCTCTCCAGGTCAATCGTCGCGTTTTGGCAGGGCCACCATCCCATGCCTTCGTCCCACCACTCCGGGGTCCGATAGGCCAGCGATTCTGCCACCTCGCGGACGCTCCTGATTCGGCCAGAACCGAGCGACAACCCAAATTCGCGACAAATAGACTCGACATGAAACAGGATCGATTGATCGATCTGTTCTCGCGCTTGTTCCTGCCAGATTCGCCCGGTCCATACGTACCAGCTGCCCACCGACCAGACCGCGGGGCCTGCCACCGCCAGCCAGCTCCGCGCAAGGTCGGCGTCAGTTGGTTTGCGTTTTTCGGGAACGGTCTGCTGCGCAGGCTGCTGTTCTGGGGCAGGCATATCCACAGCCGTCGCCAAGAGCATGGGCAACAGATCGCGCAACTGATCAGTAGCCAAATCGGCTGCATCTCCACCCGGGGGTAGTTGCACCGCCCCCTCGGGGAGGCAGCGAACACGCTTGGCGCCGGCCTCATAGCACAGCTGTGCAACATCTGCGGCATATCGGCGGCCGGCCTCGTCGTTGTCGGGCCAAAGGACAATCTCCCTGCCCTTGGCCCATGACCAATCCGCTTTGGATGCGGCTTGGGCTCCCCCTGGCGATGTCGTGGCCAAAGCGCCCGCGGCGCGCAGGGCGTCGACGCACTTTTCGCCCTCCACAACCCAGATGGGGATATTAGCCTTAGCCTTCAGCAGCTCCTGCAAGTGAAGACATGGCCGCTTGGCTGGAGCGCCAGGTTCCCAGCGACCGTTCACCGGCCGGAACGGTCGTATCTTTTTGCCATTTGGCCCATCCCAGCGAGCCACGGCCATTGCTGGTGTGCCCTCAGCCCAGCGGTAGACCCAAAGCCGGTTGGCATCCTCAGGCAGGCCATCCCAACTGCTGCTTGGCGTGCCAGAAATGCCCAAGGCGCCTAGAATCTCTTGGAACGAACAGCCGGCGTGGCATTTGAGCAGGACCTTGCCAGTTGCACCAATGCCTATCGAGAGGCTCTGGTGCTGGTCGTCGTGGGCTGGGCATCTCGCCACCCACCCCGATCGCGTCCTGCGCACACCTAGGAGGCGCGGCAATATGTCATCAACGGTTATTTGGGCCATCTTGCTCTGCCTCCTGGAGGAGAGCCGCCCTGGCAATGGCTTGCAGCTCAGAATCTTCCGTCAGCTCGCCTATGGCCCTCACCAGCTGCCACATGGGCCTGTTCGGGATACATTCGTCGAGCCGGATCCTATATCGCCTTGCCAGGATATGGTTGGCCCGCACCCAGGCCGGGTATTCGGATTGCACGATTACGCGTTGCACCGCGGCCTGGACATCGTCCGGACTCACAAATCCGGCCCGGCGCAACACTCTCATGGCGGCGTCGTATTGATCAACCTGCTTGCTCATGTTTATTCCTCGGGGTCGGTCACCTCCACCGTGATGTACGGGGCATCGCCGCCCCAGTGCTTTGTCAGTTCTCCAACAGATTCATACACCGGAAGAAATCCGACCGAACCGAAGGCGCCGCAGTCACCTCCTTTCGCGAATGTGCTAATATCCTCCTGGCTATCCACGCAACGACAGGGACCGCCACTGCATTACCTAAAGCCCTGTACCTGGGAGAATGTGGACATGTGCAAATTGAAGTGTTGCCCAGGGCTCCACAGAGGCAGGTCCAGCCGTCCGGGAAGCCCTGCAGTCGCTCACACTCCAAAGGTGTAAACCTCCGTACCCCAACATGATCTACCAACACGTTCCTCACTGAGCTATCCCTTCCAGCCGTCGTGGGGCCCTTGAAGTAGTGAGAGACCAACGTATCCGCCTTCAGACCCGAGCCGCCAACCTCTCCAACGCTTGACGCAAAGGCTCCGTCAAACTCGTACCCCTCCTCGCGGCCCGCCGCAGTATTCCCCGGGCAGTCTTCGGGCTCAAGTAGTACTTTGGCGGGAGCGGTCCTGTCTCCAATATGTCCGACAACGAACACTCTCTTGCGTCGCTGGGGCAATCCGAACCATTGAGCGTCCAGCACTCGGTAGGCCCACCAATACCCCAAGTCCCCCAGCGACCGGAGGATGGCACCCATGTCCCATCCTCTGCGCGACGACAGCATTCCAACGACGTTTTCGACAACAACCCACCTGGGACGCAAGCCAGCCACCAACCGGTGAAATTGCCACCACAACCCCGACTCGCTTCCACCCAAGCCCTTACGACCGCCTGCTGTGGAGAAATCTTGGCAGGGGAATCCCCCGCAAATAAGGTCAACCGGGTCAAGATCGTCCGCCTTGATACCTCTGATGTCTTTGAACCTTTTGATCCTCGGAAACCTCTCATTTAGCACTCTTAGGCAAAAGCGATCTATCTCAATTTGCCAAACGATATGGCACCCAGCCCTTTGAAACGCAAGGTCGAACCCCCCTATGCCAGCAAAAACACTGCCAATCTTCATAGAAACTCAACCACCACAGATGTCATGTCGGCATCGGCATACTCTTTCGTGACCGCCTGATGGATAATCTGGCTGTCATCACGCCACACGACACCGGTTAATGCGTCCTCAACGGCCCTCAAGAGCTTGGTTAGATCGGGCTTAACTGTGGGATGCGCTGGAGCAGAGGACTTCACCGCCCCCCTAGTTGTGTAGTGTGCCTTTGGTCTTCGCAACCGGAAGACGATGAAAAGCCTAATCGGCTCAGAACGCGGGACCCAGTCTGCCGGCAATGCGCTCCGAGCCGCGTCTTGCACCATTGCCATCCATAGTCGCCCCCTCTCTCCTGTATTATCTGAGACAGCGACGCCCACCGATCCATCCTTGCGACGAACAGGGAAGGCTCGCTTGCTGCCACGGGGGGCTGGCCTGCCGAGAATGTCAAAGCGGATTACCATAGACTTCAAGGCGCTGAACGAAGTACCAACACCTGCGTGTTGCTCTGCTCGAATGCCAACTGGATGCCTCCGGGATCAAGAATGTGCATGTACACTTCATCGTTGGAGTCCAGGCACCGGATGGCACGCGCAAAAGAACTGGCGCGCACGGCAATTCTCACATCGAGTCCATAGCATGTCCCTAGAGCGGTTGCTGGCGGCTCCAAGTTCGTCCCGTCTGACGACGACCATGCGATGCATTGTGCGCTCATCCATGGCGCGTGAAATCTGATGAAATAGGCTGTGGGCTTTTTCGCCTCAGGCCGTGACGCCCAGCCGTCGTGCAGCTTTTGCAATCGGCTTTTGTTGGTCCCAATGGACAACATAGGGGTGTGTTCGTAGTAATCTCGCAGCAACCACGTGTCCCAGATAGAATGCTCACAAATCCCGCTGACGGGTTTGGTCTCGCATTTCTCCGCGGCGCCCGGCACTGTTGCGAGCCGAATGCGCGCCTGCATGCCCTTGCGATCGACAGTAGATATTCTGATTTCCACGCGGCTTTTGCAGTCCTTGAAAGGCGCCAAGGCATTCAGAAAGTCGTGGGGCCTCATGCTGACGGCTCGCGGCCTTTTTGTTCGCGTGGTTGCGCCAACTATCGGACTGTCAAGGACCACGTATACCAGCGGTTCCAAGTAGGCGACGCAGCGTAATACGCGTTGGTAGCCGTCACCTTGTAGATACAACCAGAGAATTTCATGCTTCTCTGGAGGATAGTCCCCAAGGATATCGGAGATGCGCTCGTACAGGCGCTGGATCTGCTCGGCTTCAAGTGTGATCGATGCGATCAGACTCATAAACTTGCTCCTCTCCACGCTTGGGATTCCGGTACGGACAGGGGTCGTTAATGTGCCAGGCGCCACAAGTCTTGCAGCGCGTTAGGCTCAGGAGAATGATCATGGACGCCATAACTATGACCCAGGCCAGGAATACGGCCAGGGCCACGAACTCAAGGATTTCGAGCAACGTTGCCAACATAATTGCCTCCTCGAGGCTCAGCCAACGCTCCTCATCGGCGCGATGTAACATACTTTGCCATTATCGCCGTCAGTGAGGCAAATCGGCTGGTCGCCCCAGCCAACTTGCAGGTGGATCGTTTCATCGTCGGCCGCATTCAAGAAGTCTAGCACGTAGCGCGGGTTCAGCCGCGTTTCCACCTTTTCCCCAGAGAACGACAGAGGCGTTACGCGTTCGATTGCGCGCCCGTCGACGGACCGGATAACCATGGCCTCATCAAAACTTAGAACCATGCCAAAGGCGGACGGATCCTGCGCAACCAACGAAATGCGTTGCACTGCCCGCAGAAAATCGTTTCGATCGATGCTAACCCGCGCCTTTGATTCCAAGCCATGGATCACCTGACGATAATTCGGATATGTGCTGTCTATGAGCTTGGCCTTGAGCTCAAGGCTTTCGAGATTGTGGCACTCGCTGCATGTCATTGTGATATGATCATTCGTTAATCGAACCTCAACAGCGCCGCTTTCCCGGGCCTGCGCCGCAAGCGCTCGAGTGATCATGTCCACGGCGGCCACGGGAACCACATATTGGGCGGCACCCCTGGCGGGTTCATCTAGCTTGCGCTCAACAATCGCTAAGCGCCTGCCGTCAGTTGATACAAGGCGTAACGAGTCATCGTTAAATTCGAACAAAACGGACTCTAATACGTACCGATTATCCGAACCGTCCGATGCGGCATAACGCCCCCCGCGCAACATAGCAGCGAGTTCGTTTCCGGTGAATTTTGCGGATAGGTCCGGCTTGCGTTCAACGGTCACAGCCTCTGGGTTGCGCCAATCGGCGCTTCCTATTGCTTCTGGGAAATCCGCCGGATCTGGAGTATGAAGGCAGTATTCACAGTCGCCGGCGGCGATGTTTATCCCCGTTTCGCTTAACCTGGATATCTGCGTTTCCCGCTGATCGAACAGCTTGACAAGTGCAAGAGTCGTCTTCATGGGAAGAAGCAAATCCCGTTTCACCTTGCCTTGGCTCCTGCATGGAATTTCGGCGGTAAGGCGTGCGTCCAGGCTTGTGCAGCAGATCTCTAGTACTTCCGGATAATCCTGGTCGCCGCTTTGCTTCGGCAACAACCGGAGCCGCGCGCATAACAGCGCGGGAATAAGGCATATTCTTGGCACCGCCGGCGCCACGACTGATAGCGCCGCTCGCAATGTCTTGGTTTCAATTGTCAGTTTCATGGCTGTTCCTTGGCTAACTGATCGATCGGCAGACGAATGCGCCGATCAAGCTCGATTCCATCGGTTTCGGAAATCCTCACTTCGACCCCGGTCTGTTCGGCCAGTTGAGCAATAGCGAGGTCCGGCGCCTTGTGCTCCTTGCGGAAAAGCGCGCGCAAGGCAGGCATTGAAACCGATATGGCCGAGGTCCAATCTTGCTCATAGAGGAGGGATAGCCGCGCCAAGAATTCCGGCGTCGGCCGGCCCAACTCGACGCGGCTTCTCTTGATGCGCTTCAGCCCGGCCTGCGCTAGTTCCTCGTCGGCGGCTCCAGCTAGAATAGGGCGTAACTGCTCTAACATGTCCTCAATCACTCGGCGAATGAGGAGCAGCTTGGCGTACGCTTTCGCAGGCTGAGCCGGTAATTCGGCTTTTGGCGGTACAGCCTGAATGAGGGCCGCCCGATGTGCGCAGACATGTCGCCCCGGACAAGCCTGGCACCAGTGACCAGGTTGGAAGAAATCTCTCCGATGCGTGGCAGCCAGGATCTCGGCAACAACCATCTCTGCCTCCGCATGATGTGCGGTGGCTGTTTTCCAGACCTTCTGCTCGTCCACATAGAGGAGGTAACCAATCGCCGGCTGCATCGTCGCCGCCGACCAGAATGCGGACATGGCGATAATCTGGGCGCGCGCGAACCAGGAGAACAAAGGATCGTCCGAGCGACCGGTTTTGTAGTCGATGATCTTTATCCTGTCCGCAGTCCGGCACCAAAGGTCCGGCCTGGCGGAAAACACGTCTTCGTCTGAGGCGTCGTAGGAAAGCGCGATGCCCTGCGACGTTTTCCGGAAGTATACCCGGGTTTCGCGTTCCAGCTTTCCATCGATGGCATCGCCCACAATGGCTTGAGTGGTCTCGAGCGCCCACCGCACGGCCTCTGTGTCAGCCGTATTGTCCAGTTTATCAGGGCAGCGAGCCTCGATGGCGGCGTGGATGGCTGTCCCGCGGGACTGCTCAGGCGTGGCCTCGGGCAGGGCGCGCGCCTGCATGGCCTCGGCACGCATCTGTATTGAGCCGGGGCAGAGAAGGGCCAGGCCCGTCTGGCTGGCAGTAAGCGTTGGTCTCATTGGCCGCCTCCAGCGCGCTGCTTCAGTTCGCGTTCGATATCGATTGCCCGTGCAGACAGGGCGTCCCAATACGTTGCCACCGCCTGCTCGAGGGGCATTTCGGTTGGCAGAATGCCCAAGCGGAATGCCGCGGCAATCCACTCAGCCTCTGTGACCTTGAGTTTTTTAAGGTGAAGCCTGATAAGCTTCACCTTGGCCTCTTTCATGTTCGCTGGAGGGGGCTCTGCCGGGCCTCCCGTGGCGCTTGGAGGTTGCCCGCCGGGTTCTGGCCCGCGGGCATTCTCGTCTACTGGGGGGAACGCGATGTCCGGCGTTGTCTCCTCATCAGCAATGGCCTGAGCGATTGCGGCCAACCGGCCGATGTGCGCTTCAGTTGCCTCGTCCCAGGAGTTGATGCCCAGCCTCCGCAGGGCCCGCGCTTCGGAGACGCCAATTTGGGCCAGCCAGGCCTTGGCCTTTGCCAGCCGCTTCGGGTCGGCCTTGCCCGCTCCTGCCTGCCCAATTGCCTGCTGGCAGGCAGTCATGACCGCGTGCTTAATCGATTGCGGCACGACGGCAAAAATGGCGTCCCGCAGGGCCTTCTTGGCTGCGGCCTTGGCGACGACCAGCTTCAGGCGCTCATCGTAGAGCTTACCATCTCGGTACCTGCATGACTCGCGGCACTCCACGCGAATGGCGTTGTTGGATTCCAGGTCCCATGCCATCGCGGAGGCAACGACGTATGTATCGCCGATCTCCTCGATTTTGGAAGCACAACGCAGGTTGCCCCACGAAGAGGCAATGATCTCCGCCGCACGGATGCTCGGCCCCTCGGCCACGATTTCCTTGCCGCTCTTGTCCCGGCCGACCGGCCGCTGCCAAATACATGAGGCCGCGGTGTCAAGATCAATCGTGGCCATTTCGACGGCCCTCTTGCGAGCGGCCGCCACATCGCGCGGGTAGCGCCGCGCCGTTGTGACCTGAACGTCAATAGGGTCGCCAGAAGCGAGTGAGCCCACAGCTTGGATCGAACTGATTTCTGGTAGGTTTTTCATGGCTTTGATGCGCCCGTTCGCCGCGGGCAGGCGCCTTTGGAGGAGCCCGCGCCCAGCTGGCACCAACGTGGAGGTGGGCGCTCGCCAACCTGGCCCTAGTATCCCTAAGCGCCGCATAAAGTCAATGGGAAACGTGAAATTTTTCTCAGAAAAAATTTGCGACGGATGGCGCTTTTGGCATGCTGCGTGCTATCAGTTGATGGTGCAAGATTTCGGTCGGCCAATTTTCTCCCCCGGAAACAACCCCCCGGGGGGGCTATTGGTTGAAGAGATGGCCAACGCGCCCTGTCGGCGTCGCCGATGAGGCTTCTTGTCAATTCCGCCGCCGCAGATACGAGTAACTCATGAGCCGGGCGTTCACGGCGATCCGCGCACTTAATGGCTCGAGCCGTGGCTGCCTTGGCGGGAATCGGCGCGGGCAGTCGCCTCACGCGTTACGCGGCCTTTTCAGAATGACTCAGGATGAAATGCTGCGCCGGCCACGCATTAGTGCTGGGCCCGGAAAATTTTCCCAGCCGAAACGCGCAACGGCCGGCCCATATGCGCGCCGTTGTTGTTGGCTGGATTCCGGGGTTCGCGCTAACCCGCCCCGCGGCGGCGGTTGTCGGAAAAGTTTACAGTCCAGGGCCGGCGGGGCGCGGCGACCGTGCGAAATCCCGGCTCGGCCTGGGCGGAGCCGTCCAGCGGCTCATCAGGGCTGTTGGCGGGCATGCTGTATGCAACCCTCATACCAACTGACATGTAGCACGACGGCACGGCGATGACAACAAGAAAGAATATACGCGCGCGCGCGCGAGGGGGATCCCAGGAACTTGATCGGATCGATGGATCTGGGATGATAGCACCATGAAAGAATCAGTCACCAAGCTAATCACTCTCACCGCGGGGCCGCAAAACCTGCGACCCTGCTTCGTCGGTCCCACGGGCTCGGGTAAGACGGCCCGGGTTCGTGAAATCGCGGCCGCGCTCGGCCGGCCGGTCATTACTCTTTTGTTGCAAACCATGCTGCCCGAGGACCTCCTCGGGCTTCCCCGGGTCATAAGGCGGGAGACCTTTTGGGCTCTCCCGGACTGGGTAAGAGCCGCTGCCGAACGGCCGCACGTCGTCTTCCTCGACGAACTCGACAAGCCGCGGCCGGAGGTGGTAGCTGCGGCTTTGACCCTCATCTGGGACCTCGAAGTTCGCGGTGTGCGGCTGCACCCCGACACCATCGTGATCGGGGCTATGCAGCCCGTCGACCGCGACCTCTGGCTGAGTGACGAGACCCTGCGCGCGCTCGCAGCGCGGCTCGTCTTCATCCCAGTGTCCGCAGCCGAGGGGTACGAGAGGCTAGCCAGCCTAACTCGGCTGCCGTGGGTGGCTGAGCTAGGAAACGATGAGGTGGCTCCGGCCCCACCAGTCCTTGAGAAACCCAGCGTGCGTCAGCTCGATTGCGCGCTGCGGCTCATCCGCTCCGGTGCGGATCCCGAACTAGTAATTCGGGGTATCTGCGGTCCGCGGGCTGCGGAGTGGATTCTCTCTAAATTGAGCGAGAATCCGCTCCAGTCGGACGAGCTGGGGCTTACCGCTGACGTTGCTGCGGCTCGGCTCCCAGAGCTAGCTGTCCACGGACCGGCCCAAAAGTGGGCTGAGGCGCTAGCCACCCTCTTCATCGAGGGTGACCCGGATCTCGTCAGCCGCGCTCTGCAGCGGCAATACGAAGCTGTCGCGCAAGCGGGTCAGCTCTGCGGGGACGAGAGCGAGGACGAGATCGTCGAGAGGTTCAAGCAAGCCTGCGTCCGTGTGGCCCGGGCTTACTCGCAAAGGGGGACTAACAAATGATCCCACCTGAATGGAATCGTCTGCTCGACCGGCTCGGCGTGCGACTCACCTGGGAGCAGGGTGAGTGTTACTGTGAACTCACTAAGTCGGGGTATCGAATTAATCTCGATCCCCGACTTCCGGAGGATACCCGCGTGGTCATCCTGCGACACGAGCTGCAGCACGCGCTCGCGGGGGACTGCTTGCCCGGACGCGCGCTCGAGCTCGGACTTACCCCCAAGCAACTCAACGCGGTTGCTGACGCTGTCATTAACACCAGCCTACCGCGCGAAAAGCTGCTCCGCGCCAGCCAAAGCCTGCACGGGCCGAGGGGCAGACCGATCACACTCGATCTGTTCGGCTGGGATAAAAACTACACTCCCAGCCGCGCGGAGTTAGTTCCGGTCATCGGACGCTGTAAGTCTGAGCAGCAGCAGCAGCAATCCGACCGGCAGCAGCAGTCGGATCAGCAGCAACGGTCCGATCAGACCGACGAGCTCCGGCACGATCCAAGCTGCTCGCTCGATGAACTGCGGAAAGTCCACCGTGAATTCGTCGAGCGCGCGCGGGAACAGATCGAGCGGATGGAGTCGGCTAAGAAGCCGCTCCCCCCACAGGACCCGCACAGACTCGCAGCGCGTGTTCGGAGTCTCGCTGCGGTTCTCTCCCAGCGCGCGTACCGATCCGGTCGTGGAGGGATCTACACCTACGCACGGAACTACAAGCGACCGGGACGCACCCCGCTTACCCGCGGTGTGGTCCGCGAACCGCGGGTTAAGATATCCGTGTTAGTCGATGTATCGGGTTCTCTTCAGAAACACTGGTCCGTGCTGCACGGACTTGCACATCGGCTCGCGTGCGGGGGTGATCTTGAAGTGGTCGTGTTCGCTAGCAGCGCAGCTGCGGTCCGCGGTCGCGACCTTCCGTCGATCGACTCGTCCGATACCCGGATCGGTCCCGCGCTCGAGCTTGCGCGGGACGCGGCTGCACTCGTGATCATTTCAGACTTCCAGCTCTCGGATCCACAGTCCCTGGGTAACATTCATGTACCGTGGATCGCTGTACTGGTCGGAGATTACTCGCTGGAGTCGGTCCCCACAGGTACACCCAAAGTGATCATCGACCTATGAAACTCCTCAAATGTTCACCACCGACCGAACGAATGTTCGGTTCCGACATCACACTCGAGCCGACCGGTATCGAGGTGGGGATCGTCTTTCCGAGTGTCGTGGTCTGCTTTTCACACGACGGTGTGAAGCGGACAGCCGAAAAAAATGTACCCTTTGCGCTGTCACTCGATCCGCGACCGACAGCCCAGGTCCCAAGGGATGTCCAGGTACTATGAAAATCACGATCAACAGCAGCAATCCTGAGCTCGTGATGTGTGGTCACGCGCTTATGCTTGATGCAAATGGAGTCTTTTCCGAGCGCCCCGCGTGTTTGGTGCAGCGGAATGTGTCGTGTTTTTTCCCAGATGGACACAAAATGAAATCCACACGTCATTTTCTTTATGCTCTCGAAGCCTGCCCCAGGCTCGTCGCCCGCGTCCCGGCTTGCGTCCAGCTATGAAAATCAAACGTCACACGCTCGTATCATCAGGTCTCGCCGGTTCACGCATCCTTGTCACATCATACCTCGTGGGTTGTGTGTTGCTGCAAGATAGCCGGCCCGAGCGCGCGCGTTGTTTCACAGAAAAGGGGATCTCTTGGGAAGCTGAGTCGGCGTGGCCTTTTGCGCTGATTTCCGGACTGGAGAGCTTGATGGTAGTCAGAGTCCCTTTGCAGTGCTTTAAAGAACCATGAAAATACTACCCCACGACCCCTACGGACCGGTCGGTGGAAACCGGATCCACTTGTGGAAAGGATCCGTTTGGATTTCACCTCAGGGGATTCCCCCCTGCAACACGCTCACCAGCATTCTGTGGTCTGGTGAGGTTGAACGACCCAAAGAGCTATACGAATACGAGCTCTTTGGATCCGATAAACTCCGCGTTGTGGTCCCTCGTAACAAGTTTCTATGAAAGTACACAAACTCGCACCGCACAGTCCGATGTGCAGCCGCAGGATCCGGCTGGGTCAAAAACACATTAGTATCTGTCCACAGGAGAAAACTCCTCAAGACAAGCTTACCCTTGTTTTCTGTTCCGGAGTCCGCGCCGTTCCCACCGCGGGGGTCGAATACGAGCTGTTCGCCTTCATGAAGCCGTACGTGGTGGTCCCGCGCGATAAGGTTGATCCAGCCGCGACTTAATCGCTCCTCCAGCACGAAGCCCACACCCCCGGCAAGAATGCCGGGGGTTCTTTTTGAGCAAGCTGTATTAGCCGGCTGCATCATGATGATTAAGCCCGCTTCAATCATGAGCTCTGCCGTGACGCATTGAGCCAGCTAATCACGCTCGGTGTATTAGCCCGCGTAATCCAGAAAGTGTTGGTAGATTTAATTAGCGCGCGCAATGATCAGTAGCCTTTCATCTAATACCAGTCAGGAGCGGAGCCTGGGAAGCGCCGCAAAGCCGATCCAGGTCGACCGGCTTACCAGCAAGCCTGGAACCCGATAAAACGTCCGCTTGGGATCAATCCAGCGCTCCGCAAAGTCGTCAGTCTCGAGGATTTTACATGACCGCCGCCGCATGTAAGACCAACCGACACAGGCCCCAAAACCGTCGGAAAAGCTTCCCGATCCCTCCGGCCGCGTAAAGAAGTCCGACAACAGCGCGGGAAAGGAATCTCTTGGCGGCAACAGGCCGCACCGGCGGGGCGCCGAG